CAACAAAACTGACCTGGGCAAGTCAATAAACTACCCACACTCCTGTGGAGTATAAACACAAAAAAAATATATCCGCTGTTGGAATCAGCATAAAATTGGAGGGATAAAAAATGGAATGGATTATTGACATTCTGAAGAAGTATCAAAAGGAAGATGGCACGATTGATTTAGCTACTGCAGAGCAAGAAATTAAGAGTGAATTTCCTAAACAAGCAGTTCCTAAAACTGTTTTTAACGAAAAGAGTGAGCAATTGAGAACAGCAAATGCGACAATTGACGAACTAAAAAACAACAGCAAAGGCGGTCAAGACAATCAAGACAATCAAGACAGCCAAGGGAACGAAGAATTACAAACGCAACTAGAAAAATATAAAAACCGTATTGCAGAATTAGAAGCGCAAGAGAAAACGAACGCTATGAACTATCAAGCTCGTTCCGCTCTAGAAAAAGCCGGCATTTCAGACGTGGAATATGGATTGTATTTACTAGGAACGTTAGAAGCAGACGAACAAGGCAATGTTAAAGATTTAGATAACAAGATTAATGATTTACGTGCATCTAAGCCAGTATTCTTCAAAGAAGAAGCACAGACTTCATCGAATGGTTACAAAGTTGAAGATACTAAATTGGATGATAGTAAAGAAGCAGTATCTGAATTTGACAAAGCTTTTGCTGAAGCTGCTAAAGCTTTCGGGCTAGAAGAAACAAAATAATAGAAAAGAAAGAGGTAAAAAAATATGGCAAATACATTAGAATATTCAAAAATTTTCCAACCTTTACTTGACCAACAAGTGACTCAAGAATCTACAACAGGTTGGATGGAAGCAAACGACAAATTTATTAAATATGAAGGTGGAGACGAAGTTAAAATCGCTACACTATTAACAGACGGATTAGCAAACTATGATCGCAGCAATGGATTCACAACTGGTTCTGTTGATTTGAAATGGAATCCATACAAATTAACTCAAGACCGTGGACGTTCATTCACACTTGATTCAATGGATGTTGACCAAACGAACTTCGTAGCAACTGCTTCAACAGTTATGAGCGAATTCCAAAAACAACAAGTAATTCCAGAAATTGATGCTTACCGTTACTCTAAGATTGCATCACTTGCAATTGCTGGTTCACAATCTAGAGAAATCGCACTTACTGCTGAAAATATCGTTGGCGAATTACTAAAAGACTTAACTGCTATTGAAGAAGCAACTGGAGTAACTGACGTAGTCATTACAATGTCTCCAACAACAGCATCATTATTAGCAAGCGCTAAAGACGCTAAAAACCACATGTCTACAACACAATTAGCAAAAGGTAACATGAACGTTCGCGTTGAATCATTTAATGACAATGCTATTGTTCGTGCACAACAACGTTTATTACAAACAGCATTTAAATTCAACGATGGTAAAACATCAGGACAAGAAAAAGGCGGATTCGAAAAAGATTCTTCAAGCAAGGAAATCAACTGGATTATCAGTGCTAAAGATGCTCCTGTAGCAGTTTCTAAGACTGACAAAGTACGTGTCTTTGACCCAGCGGTTAACCAAACTGCAGACGCTTGGAAGACAGACTATCGCAAATTCCATGATTTATGGATTCCAAAAGCGAAACTTGCGAAAGTGTTCGTAAACGTAAAACCATCATAATAGGAGGTTATTAAATGCGAAAATTCAAAAAGTTAAACGTTATCCGTGAAACGGACAACGAAACAATCATTGAAAAATTACTTGATGATGGGTTTGAAGAAGTAGAAGAAGTAGTAGAAACGAAAAGCACTAAGAAGGGTAAAGAGGAGTAACGACTCCTCTTTCCTTTTTATTTAAGGAGCGAAGAGTATGATTATTCAATTATCAGAAGCGATGGAAATCGACAAATCTATTTCAAAAGCAGATTTAGATGCTTATGAGACAACGATTCGTAATCTAACGAATAATAATTTCCAAAACAGAAGTATTCGTAATCAATCGCTATCCTTTCACGAAAATGTTATTGAGATGCGACATCCTCTTAAGGGTGTTCGCGTAGGTGATACCATCGAAGTCAATGATTCAATCTACAATGACGGACTATATGTTGTTGATTCCATTTCGGGTAACAAGATTTATGTTCAAGGTTCTGATTTTATTGAGGATTCTAACCATAAAGCGATTGTAACTAAAGTGGAGTACCCTTCAGATATCTCATTCGGATTGAAAAACATCTTGCGCTATCGTGTAAAGATGGGCGATAAGCTTGGAATCAAGTCAGAAACAGTTTCACGAATGAGTACTACTTACTATGACGTGAATGCAACTGACAATATCGATGGATTACCGTCTTCTCTTTACAGTTTCTTAGACAAATACAGACGATTGAGGTGGGCATGATGTTTCAATTCGAAATACAAGAAAAGAGTTATGTCGATGATGGTATTGGTGGCTCACAAGACGAGTGGCATACAGTAATGACCGTAACTGGTTGGATTGATATGCTGACTGGCTCTAACGCTTCAAATACGACGCAAAACGCAATCACGGAGCGTTCTACTCACGTCTTAATTATCCCGACGTTTACTGAAGGCTTCAAGGACACAATGCGTGTAGTTGACTCTTCTAAGCGTTGGTACACAATCACATACTGTGATGACCCAGTAGGAGTGCACCACCACAACGAGATTTACGTGACTTTTGAGGGTGTGTTAAATGGGTAGTTTTAGATTCGAGGATTATACCAAACGCACTAAGAGAGAGTTGCGTGAAGTCTCATTTAAGGCATTAACAAAGGTCGGGAACTTGATTAGCTCCCAGTGCCAGGCTTTAGCAGCAGTAGACACTGGAGAACTAAGAGATAGTATTCAATCAATTGTGAAAGAGTATGGTGGTGATATACGAGTGTTCGTAGGAACGAACGTTGAGTATTCCGTATTCGTTGAGTTCGGAACAGGGGAATTTGCTGAGAATGGATTAGGTCGAAAAGGCGGATGGTTATATCGTAGTCCAGACGGAAAAGTAGTATTCACGTATGGTAACGAGCCACAACCTTTTATCCGTCCTGCCTTTAAGAAAAACAAAAAACGTGCGCAGGACATTATCGCTCAAACATTTTTAGAAAGTTTTGGTGGTTAGCAATGTTAGACTTTGCAAAATTATTACAATCGGAACTATCCACAATCACTAAAGAATGCTTTCACGAAAAGAATCGAAAAGATAAGGTGGTGTATCCATATCTTACTTACGATTATGATCGTGAAAATATGACTCGTGAGCGAGATGAGATTACGATTGAAATTGATATTTTTGATTTTAACACCTCGTATAAAAGGGTGTTGGAGTTAGAAGAACAAATCAAACGACACTTCAACGGAATGCTGCAATTAACGGAAGAATTATATGTAAACTTTCGTTTTGTTGGCTCAAACAAAGTGAACACAGGCTCAGATACCGTGAAGCGTCGAAACGTTAGATTAAATGTTCAAACAGAATGGAGGAAATAAGAAATGGCAAAAACAGAAGTAAAACGTACAGGATATACAGTCGATACGCCTAAGAATTACCTGGTTGACGCTGGGGCAATTTATAAGAATATCGAATGGGATGCTGCTGGAAAGAAATGGAAAGGTGAATTGTTAGGTGCTACTTCAGATGGTAATAAAGTGTCTATTGTAACGACTTACCGAACAATTGAAGTAGATGGTGTATTCACTCCTGCAAAAGGTCAAAAAATCATTGACAAGGCAGAAGCAACGTTAGAAGTTAACGTTAAAGAAATTACTGCTGAGAATATCCGTTTAGCCTTAAATGGTAAAAAAGAAACTGGAAACGGAACTGACAATCCAGCAGGATGGGATATCGTTCAATTGAAAGACAGACTTGAAGATGGCGATTATATCGATAACATTGCATTAGTCGGTGTGATGTCTGGAAGTAAAAAACCAATCATTGTAGTCTTATACAACGCACTTTGCACAAGCGGATTAGAATTTGATACTAAAGATAATTCTGAAGCTGTAATCACAATGAAATTTGAAGCTCACGCTAACGCTGAAGACGTTGCAAATCGTGTGGCACCAGTTAAAATCTATTATCCAAACGCATCGGAGGAATAATTTATGGAGTTAAGAGAATTACGTGGAGACGATATGTTTTCAATGCTTTCTATCATTGGTAAGCTAGATATTAAAGATGATCTTGTAGAATTGTTCGAAAAACAACAAGATAAAGATAGCCATTTATTAGGCCATTTATCTAAGAAACCAACAAAAG